CATAACATACTATGCAAACAAACATTCTAAGTTTATAACGAGACTAGGAACATGGACTAAAGATTGTAAGGAATGGACTAGCAAGGATATGAAACCTTGCATGACTTATTTTGATGTAAATGCTAATCAATACAGAACAGCAACAGGTGGCGTAAAGATTAGATATGAGGGAGGATTAAACTAATGACAGGATATGAAATAGCACTAGGAATATGGACAGTAAACATAGTTATAGTTGCGTTAATATATTGTATCTATCAAATAGATTAACAGAAGGGAAACAATGGTTGAACTTGTAATAGGGTTTATAGGTGCATTAATAATACTTTATTATTACACTTGACATATCTTAGAATATAGGATATAATAGGACTAGTGACTATTAACAGCTAACTATTAATTATTAATAGGGTTGACAGCATCAGCCTATGGGATATAATAGGACCATGATTAACCAACGAAAGGATACAATGACAACAATAAGATTTAATAATGACAAAGACCGAGGCAACTTCCAAATCAGTATGTCTCTGATTGGTTTAAGAAGTGAGGTACGAAGTGGTTTGCTAATGTGTGACCCTAGAAAAGGTACTACTGTTAGAACTCTAGCACGTTATTTCACAGGTCTTAAAAAAACTCGTAAGGGTGCATATAAACAACTAGTTGATGCTGGTGTATATGCGGTCTTAGATGCTAAGGGAAAGTTTCAATAACACTTGACTGGGCTATCCTACTAATGTAGGATAGTCCTATCAACCAACAAAAGGATACACAATGTACAATACGTTACTATACATAGGCATAACATTCTTACTGAGTGGCTTTGTATTATTTGTCATAGCAGTAAACATGGAGATCTATTACGATCGTAAGTTATATAAACTACAACAAAGGATTAAGAATGGCTCAACTAATAAAAACAACTAACCCTTATTCAGGTCAATCAGCAATGTTAACTGAGAAGGAACATAAACTATACATAGAGATCAAGACAGCAGAAGAGGGAGCGGACTACGATACAATGCAAAAGAAATTAGATAAGTTTAGCAGGTTAAATGTACCAGCATACATGACACTACTAGACTAACAACATAACATGCACAACCATAGGTTGTGCGCCCCCTGCGGGGCTACAATCAATAGAGGTACCAGTGCCATGCAAAAATTTGCGCTAGGCATATTGTTATTATACCCCCTAAAATATAGGGGTCCCTTAGTATACCCTTTATAGCTTGATTTAGAGGGTTTTAGCCTATAAAACCATTATGGGTTCCAAAATCAACCAAAAAAAATTTTGCAAAAAAATATTATGAATATTGACTTAAAAAAAATAAAAAAATTACCTCCAGATGTAAGAAAAGACTTTATGAGAATGTATTTAAAGTTTGGAGAAAAGAAAAAGATATCTCATATACAATCTGATTTTTTAAGTTTTGTAAAACACATGTGGCCAGAATTCATTGAGGGTCCGCACCATAAAATTATTGCAAAAAAATTTAACGAAATGTCTACAGGTAAAGTTAAAAGATTAATTGTTAACATGCCACCAAGACATACCAAGTCAGAGTTCGCCAGTTCCCTGCTCCCTGCCTGGATGATCGGGAGAAACCCAAAACTAAAAATTATTCAAACGACCCACACCGGAGAACTAGCTATAAGGTTCGGGCGTAAGGCAAAAACATTAATGGACACAGAAGAATACAAATCAGTATTTCCAACTAGACTTAGAGAAGATTCACAAGCAGCAGGTCGCTGGGAAACTGCACAAGGTGGAGAATACTTTGCTGCTGGTGTTGGTGGAGCAATTACAGGTCGGGGTGCAGATCTATTAATTATAGATGATCCCCATTCTGAGCAAGATGCTTTAAATTTAACTGCTCTTGAGAGAGCTTACGAATGGTATACATCAGGACCACGTCAAAGATTACAACCAGGTGGTACTATTGTCTGTGTAATGACAAGATGGAATGTTAAAGATTTAACGGGCATGCTGTTGTCTCATCAAAAAGAAGCAAAAGCAGATCAATGGGAACTTATAGAATTTCCTGCAATCCTACCAAGTAAAAAACCTGTCTGGCCAGAGTATTGGAAGATAAAAGAATTAGAAGCTGTAAAGGCCTCTATCTCAATTGGTAAATGGAACGCACAATGGATGCAAAACCCAACTAGTGAAGAAGGTGCAATTATAAAACGTGAGTGGTGGAAGAAATGGGATCATGATTACATGCCTAAGCTAGAACACGTTATACAATCCTATGACACAGCATTTATGAAGAAGGAAACTGCCGATTATTCTGCTATTACAACATGGGGCGTGTTTAGAGAATCCGAAGACAAGCCTGCAAGTCTAATGTTAGTAGATTCATTCAAAGCAAGACTAGAGTTTCCAGAACTAAGACGTAAAGCATTAGAGCAATATAACTACTGGCAACCAGAAACAGTATTAATAGAATCTAAAGCATCAGGACTACCTCTTACCTATGAACTTCGTAATATGGGAATACCTGTAGTTAATTTTACTCCTTCAAGAGGTAATGACAAACACACACGTGTAAATTCAGTTGCACCTTTATTTGAAAGTGGTATGATATGGGCTCCAACCCATAAGAATTTTGCACAGGAAGTTATTGAAGAATGTGCAGCGTTTCCTTATGGTGATCATGACGATCTTGTAGATAGTATGACTCAAGCCGTGATGCGATTTAGACAGGGAGGGTTAATTCCTCATCCCGAAGACTATAACGATCAAACAATTATAAAAACTAAGAAGGTTTATTATTAATGGCGGCAATAACACTACTACAAAAACTACAAAAATTATTTGGTGTAAAAACCGTGTCCAGTATGATGGGCAATACAAGTAATGTTAGAAGTCTTGGTCAAGGTATAAACAATTCTCTTAGTGGTACTTTTAGTAAAAAATATCTTCAAAAAAACCCAGAAGCTTTAGAGGAAGCAGCAGCTTCTATCTTAGAAAGTTTGCCTTATGCTTTTGGAACTAAAGACGCAAGACAAATTAAAAATTTTGAGAATAATGTAAACACCTTATTTGATTTTAAATTTCCACAAAGTCAATCTGAAGGCAAGGTCATAGATTTAGGCAGTAAGCAACAAGTAACAGGCAAAGGTTTAGAATCCTTAAAAAATGATATGGGATTACCAGAAGGAGTTGATCCAAATAGTCCAATGGGCTCGATGCTTTCATCAACTAATAGAATAAATAAGATGGGCAAAGACATGGAGACCAAAGCAGAATCAGCGGGTGACATCTTTATGGACTTAATGAAGTCATCAGCACCACCTGTTGATCGTAAGAAAGAAGGTTTGGTTAGAACAGCTGCTAGAGAATTTTTAAATAGAGAAATTAAGTTAGGTAAAATTAAATTACAACCAGATGAGATTAAATCTATAATACAACCTTCTGGAGGTGGATCAGATCCAATTGATATACTTAGAACATATTATGGTGAAGATTCTTTGGAAGCTTTTGATGGTATTGCAAATAAATTTATGAATACAGAAAAGTATTCAGACTTTAATAAAATTATTGATGAGAACATTGACCCTAGTTTTTTAAAACCAAGAAAAGATCCAACCATTAAACAATCTTATTCTGATCAAGAAATGAAAAATATTGTTGATGGAAAAGAAGAAGATCTTGCAACTAAATTAAAAGATTACGATGGTGACCCTGATGCAATGGCAGAAGGTGGCATAGCTGGTCAATTATATTTAAACGAAGGTGGCAGAGCAGCTTACGGCAAAGGTGGATTTACTCGTAGAGCATTTTTACAAGCTATGGGTGGCGTTGCAGCAACAGGAGCCGCATTTAAAACAGGTTTAGCGGGTTTAATAAAAACTAAAGGTCTTAGTAAAATAGTTACACCTACAATTACAAAAACAGCAGGTATGCCAGACTGGTTTCCAGCTCTAGTTAAAAAAGCCTGGACTGAAGGAACTGATGTAACTAAGAAAGTGTCAGTTCATACTGATGGCCAAGAAGTTATTAAACGTGTAAATATTAAAGGCACCGATATGGACGTGGCTCATAACTTAAAGACAGGAGATGTGGATGTAGTAGTTCATGGAGAATACGGAACATATATGACAGCAGATAATCCAAAAACAGGAGGGCTTTCAACCGCTTATGATGAAGGTTTAGAAATGTATTATAAACCTGCATCAGGTAAAAATAAAAAACCTAACTTTGAAATGAATGAGTCTCAAGCTAAATTTGAAGGAAACCCTGATGATGCTGATATTTTAACCGAAGGAGTTTATGTAAATTTAAACTCAACTAAAGCCGATTTAAAATCATTAGAACTTTATGCTAAAGATAAAACACCTTCATTTAAAGATAATTACAGAATAGATAAAAAAAACAAAGAAACTCAAAATTATATGGAAAATCCACATGAGTCTCCTGAAATACAAAATTACCCCGATCCTCCTGAACCAGATATAGATGATTTTGCAATAGGAGGTAGAGTAGGATTTCTTAAAGGCAAAATTGTAAAAGGAGGCCAAGCTGCAAAAGCAGCTATGCAATTTCTTATAGATACTTTAGTTAAGAAAAAAGGTTTTAGCAAAACATTACTAGACAACGTTTCAAATCAAAAAAACGGTGAAAAATTAATTAAAGAACTTTATGAAAAAGAAATTGGTAAAATACCATTAACAACAGCAGACAAAGCTCCTATACCAGAGTCAACTGTAACAAGAGACATGTTTAAAGACGCTAACGAGAGATTTAATACAAACATAAAAGATAGAGCATCTGCAGAAGAGATTGGTATAGATAATCTATTTGATAAAGACGGTGTTCTTGATAAAGATGCAGTCTTACGTGATATAACTAAATCTGTAGCAAAAACTAAAAAATCAAAAATAGTAAAAACAAAAACTCCTAATAAAGCACTTTTAAAAGCTATGGATGAAGTTGGTGGTAGTGCAAGCGGTGATATGAAATATGATGCAGATATTTTAGCTGATGAGTACGCTTTTCAACTAGGTCTAATTGAAGAAGGTGGAGATGTAACAGACATAGTAGATCAAAGGAAACGGATGGATTTATATAATGAAGCCTATAGCGCTTTAAGTGGACAATTTTTAAAAAATCGTGAAAAACTTAAAAAAATGAAACAATTTTCTGAACCAACTGAAACTTTAAAAAGTATTAAAGACAAAGGAGCAATAGATATTAGCGATCCAACTATTGCGGATGAGTTTACTACATTTTTAAAAGAAAATGATCCTGAAAGTTATAAAAATTTAGAACAAAAAATACAGCTAGACAACTTTGATCCTAAAGATCGTAAGGGCAGTGCCAAAGGCGGACTAGCAGGTGTGTTAAATATATAATGGATATTCTTACTTACATAGACAGGGTTAAAGCAAATTACAGCAAGCAACCAGAGCCTGTGTACAATACACAAAAATATTTTACTGGTGGCTCAGTCACAAAACCTAAACGTGGTTTGGTTGATGAACCAGGAAGCTATTCTCAAGATGATGAGCTAGGTAGATATATCCATAAAAAAACAGTAAATGGTAAACCTATTTATGAATTAGAAGTTCGTAAACAAATAGAAGGTAAAAGAAAAACAATAAAAAGAAAAAAATTACCTAGAACTGAAGACAATCTTAAAATTCTTAAAAACATAAGAGACACCGATCCAAAACTTGCTAAATATATAAAACCAGCACTTTATGCTGATGATGATTATTTAAAATTAAGATTAGAAAATTCAAACAAAAATCAAAAACAGTTTGCTGACTTTTTAAATAAAGAAACTGATTTTAGACCAGTTAACGGTGGAAAATTTAAAGAGGGTACAATTAAGAACATGGATAATAGCACTAAGTATATAAGCCAAACTAAATTTAGAATACCAGAAAATACTAGAGCAAATATTATAAAAGATTTTAAAACAGGTAAGTATAGTATGATGGCGTTGGGCAGAAAATATTTTCCCGATGATCCGGTTGATTCTAAAATTAAAGGTCAAAGAGTCCAATACACATTACAAAAAGAAGGATTAGATACTTCTTTATTTAAACCTAAGCAAATAAATTCAAACAAAAGTAAATATGAATCTCAATACAAAAGAAAAAGAGAAATTACAAAACTTTTAAAAAAAGCAGGAAAAAAAACTAAAGAACAATATTTTACATTAGAAAATCAAATATTAGCAGGCAATGAAGAAATTTTAAAATTGTCTGATGATGAAATTTTAAGTAATAAAAAAATAATGAATGCTTTAAATATAGATGCAAGTAAAGATAATTTAGCTAAAGGTAAAATTACCTTTGATAAATATAAAAATTTATCTCCAGAAGAACAGGTTGCTAAAGTAAGAGAGCTAGCAGAAAAACGTCTTTTTATTCAACCAGAACATATTAGGTCTGTTTATACAGGACAACAAAATATTGTTTACCCTAATAACCTTCAATCAGCGCCAGGAAAAATAGGTTCTTACATGGAGAACATTAAAGAGTATGTTAGAAAAAACCCGGATGGAAAAGCAATACCTGAAATTGAAAAATTATTTAA